CGACGACAAAAAAAGACCCCACCGAAGCGGGGCCAGTTTCGCGCGTAGTAAGGGAGGCCTACCACGCTGCGTAGAGGGTGACGAACGACTGCAGCCTCTTTTCGTCTTTATTCATCGTCCTTTTCCCAGTGCCCTTCGGAGTCTGGGCCAGTCATAGGGATGGGGGATCTCCACGATCATCGGGATCTCGTCAATCTTCAGATCAACAAGATCTTTCGCTCTTTCTCCGGAAAACAGAAACAAAGGAGTTCTAGCTGCCTCCCTTGCTAAGATGTAAGAATGACCTGAATGACGCGACCTCGTGATATGCCAGGCGATTTGATGCGGCGACAGAACAACTCGTTTATGTTTTATTACCTTGAGTTCTATCCAAAACTCACCAAATTCAGCGCACCCGTTTACATCGGGAACACCAGGAGACGACCAAGATTCGATGCGCACCCAGTGAATATCAGTAATCCCGTCACGTAGTGCCTTCCACAGTTTTGATTCAGGATTGGCTGACATCCTCGTATTCTGCGTCTATGACTTTTTTAATCGCGCCATTTGTTTCTTTGTCTAACTCTTCAAGGCGATGAATAAGGTCGTCTTTGCTCATCGCATTGATGTGCGCGTGGAGAACTTCTTTCCGATCAACATACAACCCGCCAACTTTCCCTCGATGAGTTTCCGCATTGATCGCAGCACTGAACTGGTTGTTCGCAGCAGCACTATCTCTTAGTTCACCAAGATCCCGAAGGTGCCCTTCGTAGCTGATCTCATACTTCTTGCTCAGTTCGAGCCGAAGATCATTGATATAGTTTGCGATGTTGGGGAATCTAACAATATTCTGGAGTTCACACGCCCTGACCGCTGCTGACGACTTAGCATACCCCGCACGCCGCGCCGCTTCGGTCTGTGAGCAGCGCCCGAGCACTATCTCCTCAGCAAATGTCTTCTGGCGAGGACTTAGCGGCCTTAGGATCACCGGATTTATTGTGTCGGTCTTTCTTCTAGGCATCTAGTACTATTATAGAGCTCGAGATCAATGGATGAAAGAAAAATATGACTGTGACGGCCTGGTGACCGACATATTGATACTGAACTGCCGATAAGTACCAATACCCAGTACCAATACCCCTTTATAGCCCATGGTTCAAGGACTTAGCTCCCCAATTATTGGCATATTGGTAGATCTTCCCCCAAAGTTTTTTCGAGCTCCTCCCTTCTCGAGCCCTATATATAGGGCGCCCAATAGTTAGGATGAGCGCGCGGGGACTGGCCTTATGATAATGGGAGAGAGACCATCGAATCTTACCAAGTACCAGCTATTGTCGAGACGCCGATTTCTAAGCCCACGAACAGTAGTGTGATGAGCAGCGTAATGATCAAGGTAAAACCAAGTTCTCCAATCATGGGGGAGTTCTACCGTGTTACCAATTTCGTTAGGCCACCATTTAGTATTTTGATCTTCTTTGGGACAGTAGGCTTTTAACTCGTCGGGGATCGAGGGCGGTGATTCAGTTTCCGCATCAAAGTATTCAAGATCCCTACCCCCCAATTCCGCAGAAAAAATATCCTGTAGAATTTGATTTTCTCCAATCGCTTTTGTATCTTGAGGAACTTCTCCTTGAAGTACCATCATTTCATCTTTGAGGCAGAAGGGATAAGTAGTGAGATCAACCCTTTTCCATTCGCCCATTTATTTACCCTCCTCCCCATAAAGAGTGACTGTATAGTTGCACTCTGCGATATCAAGTTCGGTGTATTCAGGAATTAACCCTTTTTCTTCAGCGAGTTTGATAGCCATTTCTTGAAGATAAATAAACCGATTTTCATCTTCGCGAGGCGTTTGCCAGAGTTTACCATCTAGTTCATCGGAGTTCGTTTCACCCAAAATAATTGCCCCAGGATTATTGGGATAAAACTTATCCATATAATCCTGAACCTCCTTTGATCTAGGGAGAGAATAGGCAGGTTCTCGCATCCAAGCAACTATGATGTAATGAACAGGAACGCCCCCATCATTATAGGCAGCATTCTCGTAGGCACCATTTTTGAGTTTGAAGTTACGGCGAGGGATCCCCCCCGGCCCCCCAACTTTTTGTTGGATCGTAATTTCCATATCAGTCATTTTACCCTCCCCTGAATCTGGCTACCATGAAACCCCTCTTGACAACAAATCAAAAGGCAAGTATCGTCGGGCATTAGCCCTTTCTCATCGGCGAGGCGTACCGCTTCGTCTTGAAGAAAAGCAGCCCATTTATCCCATGGATCACCGGAGTTAAAGTCGAAGCAGTAGGTATCGTCCTCGGTACAGTGCGACCCGAGAACTTGCCATTCTCCACTTTGGCGAGTGTTAGCAACGAGAAGCCAATGAGTTACCGCCCCAGAATTATCTGTGGCATAGGCCCCATTTTTAACTTCCCAGTTGCGCCAGCTTGTTTCAGCCATTTTACCCTCCTAGTTAAGTACCGTTTACCCGTAAAAATAGCGCGGGGGACAACCGCCCACCCGCGCTACTTAATGTAAGTTATTCGGGCAGCTGAGTTTCGAGTACACATTCTTGTGAAGCTACCATGAGTATGGTCCCTGACCCCAATCCCTTTTCCTCGGCCAACCGCACTGCTTTATCTTTAAGAAATTTGGCCGATTCTTTGTCAGTGCATTCAACCCACTCATCATCTTCAGTAGAGTAGCGGTATCGCCACTCATCATCTTCAGTAGTGCAGTGGCCCAGAACTATCCACGGAGGTCCGGCGGCAGGCATGGCCAGTAGAAAATAAGAGAAGACCATTCCTGGATCGTCCGGTTCATACCATACTACTTTTGATTCGCCCATTTATTTACCCTCCCCCCAAAGCACACTTCCACTTATTTCCATAAAGCTGTTCCCTACAATGGAAATAACAGTATTTTCAGGCATTAGCCTTTTTTCCTCGGCCAGCCGTACCGCTTCGTCTTGAAGATAACGGAGCCACTTTCCTTTATCTTGATAGAAGCAACAATCGTCATCTTCGGTGCAGTAAGAACCCAAAACTATTTGGTCTAGAGGATTTGTGGTAGAGGCAATAATGTACCACCCTATAACATCATCATCAGGAAACCGTGTCGTACTGTAGTGCCCATTTTTGACTTTCCACACTTCTTTCCATTCGCCCATTTGTTTTTAATCCCGTAACCCGCAGATTTCACTTTGACTTTCTAGAACAAAGAGCCTCGTAAATTTTGAATCGAGACCTTTTTTATCGGCCAGCCGCACCGCTTCGTCTAACAGAAATTGGTGCCAGTTATCTTCATGATCCCTATAAATAGAGTCCTCTGAAGAGTAAATACCTAGCACATAAAAAGGGACCCTTGAACCCCTTTTGTGAGGATAAGAAGCTCCATCATCACTAACAGGATAAGAAGCCCCAGTTGGAATTTGTTCTTTTGGTTCCCACAGGGGTTTCGCATATTCAGCATGAATAGCCCAAAATGCGACAGGGGAATCGTCTATACAATATTTTTCAGCCATCCCTAGCCCTCCCTAACTAAGAGGTACAAGGGAGGTAGTTCTGTCGCTCCGGGATAAGCCTCGTGGATGACTACTAACGTAGCGCCGTCTTTTTGACGCTTGCGATAACCTTTATGGTTTTCTTCAGTGGTGGAAAAAGGTATTCGTCAGGTTGATCGTCGCTTACTTCTGGGTCATAGATAAACACCCTTTTCCCAGAATTCCACACTTGTTTGAAGTAAGCCAGAAGAGCGTCTGACTGGACTTCGCGGTAATCATCGTTTTCTACCCAATTCACTTTAGTCATTTTACCCTCCGGTGGTTAAGTACCCTTTAGCCCCCTTATAATAGTAGCGCGAGCCCCCGTGACCCGCGCTACTTAATGTAAGTTATTCCTTGATTAGAAGGTACAAGGGAGGTAGTTCTGTCGCTCCAGGATAACTTTCTCTAAGGACTATAAGGGTGGCTCCATCCTTTTGTTCTTTTGAAAGCCCCCTATGGTACTCCCTCGCACACCCTTTTCCTTCAGGAGTTGTTTCCATTGAATAGGCAGGAGCATATTTGAAGAACTCAACCCAATCTTTTTCAGGTGAGTCATCCAGAACCCGCAAGTATTCATCGGATTGATCGTCGCTTATTTCTGGGTCATGGATAAACACTTTGACGGGTTTTAGATCCCAAGTATCATTTTCCCATGTACTTACAGTTTTAGGTAAGTTAGAAATAAGGCCACAAATTACGGGAGATTCTGAAAGGAAACGGCAGTCACTACTACTACTAGGGCCATCCTCCCAATTCACTTTAGTCATTTTACCCTCCGGTGGTTAATAACCCTTTAGCCCCCTTATAATAAAAGGGCGAGCCCGTATGACCCGCCCTTTTAAATCTTTTTTAATCAGCAGACCCCCAATCATAATTTTTTTGAAGCACCAAGGGCCACTGATGAGGGCTAAGCGGCCTCGGTATATTTCCCTTTATAGTGGGGTCATCAAATCCCGTTAGTTCCATGACCTGGCTCTCAAGTTCCATGACTTTCCCCTCCTTCACCCAGTTGAGTGTGAGGTATATTTTTTGAGAGTCATAGGGCTCTATTGCCCACCAGCCTTCTTGACCTTCAGGATCGGTATAGTCGGGGTAGGGCCTACCATGAGTGATGAAGCCCTCCCATCTATTTTTTACCCCATCCTCAGTTTCCACTATAGGAGTAGAGAACTGAGAAATAAGCGTATAAAAGGCTGTCATATTTTTACCCTCTCCTGGTTAAGTACCCTTTAGCCCCTTTATAATAAAAGGGCGAGCCCCCCGGACCCGCCCTTTTACGTCCTACTTACTCAATAGGGCTCTCAGGATGTCTTTCATTATACATCCGAATAAGATTAGCTTCCACAGGAAATACCAGCTTACAATAGTTGGTGAGGTCGAATGTTTGACGGTCGTGAGTGTGACCGTTTTCCTCATCAACAACCCATACGCTGAGGTAAACACCCTTGGGATCTATTTCGACCCCTTCCTCATTCATCACATCATCAAACTGACCCACCGTAATTTGGAGCTCGTAATAAAACCCATCAATTACGCGAGTACGAGCCTGTAGCTCAGGCCAATTGTTTGGCCATTTGTTTAGATCAACCATTTTATTTACCCTTCAGCGGTTAAGTACCCTTTAACCCCTAAAGGGTAAGGCGGGGGAGTTTTTTAGACTAGCGTCCCCCGCTCTTTACGACATTCTTTTAAGTGCTCTTAGATCTGTTGGATCTGAGTAAGGCGCAATAAATCCGATCTTAAATGGTGGGGGGAGAGAAGAGCGGGGAGGATACTCTCGCCGGACCCACTCTTCTCTTTGCGGGGATAGGACCCCCCCCGGCCCTACTAACCATCCAGCGAGAAACTGGGCTCACTTGCCTCGGACACTATACCCTCAAACTCATCACTAAGAAACAGAGTCATCTCTTTTGTCGCAAGTATATGATCTTCTTTATTCCAGGGCATGGGGTCGAAAGTAATTGTCAAGTCAACTGTTTCAGACAATTCTGGGCTAAGTCGATTATTTTTCTTGTATTCTATTTTCGTAACATTATGAATATTTTCTGAGATGTTCATTTACTTTCCCTCGGTTTGATTTCTTTTATCGTAGCAGTGCTTGCTCTTCAAGGATTTCCCAGTCATTGAAGGACAAGTATTTTTCTAGCCACTTTGCACGTTTTCCTTTGACTTCAAGGTAGATATCTTCTATGTAAGGATCGAGGATACCAACATCCAATTCTGGCGGAGCGACTAAGAAATGAACCTCAACGGGCATTCCGCCGCGAACTGTTGTTTCAAAACTACAGTACCCAGACATTAGAGCACCTGCCTCTGCGCCCATTTTATTTCAGAGGCCGCTTCTTCGCGCACCCTTTTCTCATGCTTAATTATCATTTTCTTTGTTTGCGGGTGAGCCGTATATTCAAAGCGATCAGAAGGTACATATGAAGGGAGAAGCTGATCTTCTGTAGCTAACTGTAATCTCCGCCGCATGAGAAGCCCCTGGCTCCACATAGTTGAGGTGTTTTTAGAAACACTATCTATGTTGAGCTTGCTTAAAAGAGCGTCTTCATGGTTTTGAGCAAGAATAAGAAGTTCACTGTTGGTTATGGGTTCCCCATATTCAAGAAGAATTTGAAGAAGGGCTATACGTTGAGTGGGCTTTAGTCGAAACCGCGTTTGCTTTAGTGATCGAACTTGCCACTCGTTTAAGGGGTGGTGCTCCAAAGGTTGAGGTGCGGCGGGGGGAGGCAAGGAAAGAGGCTGCTCTGGAGGCCCTTGGAGAAGGTCTTGAGGACCATACCTCTTAGTTAAATACCGTATCTGTCCGCTGACCGCACGGCATTCTCTTTCTGCCCATTTCGTTAGGAGCGTCCAAGTCTCATAGTCTATAGAGACTGATTTATTCTGATCGGTATCCATCTTTCTTTCCTTCTGGTTGAACGATATTAAGCATAGATTCCCCACTCATGGGCCATTTCAGTTTCCCAAGCCCATGCTTTATTTAGAGCATCGCGTTCTGAAGCGAATTCAGCTTCAACAATATGGCCGTTATAAGTAACAGCCCAATTGGCGTATTCAATTTGAATAACACACCAATCAAAGTCCCAATTAAAGGGGCGCTCTTTAACATTCTTCATACCCTGGTCCTTTCTAACTTTCTATAGGGTAATAATACCCCGGCTATAGGGTAATAATACCCCGGGACCGTTTGATCTAAAACGGTTCTTTAATCTAGTTTATCCGGCCCGTTTATTCGGTTATTCACACTATGATAGACATTGCGCAGAGTTCCTTTCAATGCGGGGAGGCTGAAGTCGAGGTTATCTACCATATACTGGACCGCTTCCTCTTTATCTAAACCATTGTCAATAGCTTCTTCTGCTAAAGATTCCATGATCATTAGCCAGTCTTTTACTCTTCCCATCAGGGCGAGCCTTCTTCTTTGCTCGTCATCCATTCCCATTCGCAAGACCAGAAATGCTCGACGGCCATTTCATACTGCTCTTCTTCCGAAATTTCATCGGTTGAGCTATCTATAGCCACGGTCATGTCTCCATAAACAAAGTTCCAATCCAGGGTTCCTGCGTCATACTTTTTAGTATTCGCTCGAATATGCTCATCCAGTATGACCGCACATTCTTGAGCCACTATTGGATCCCAGTCTGAATTTACGGAGTCGTTAACTGTCCAGTTGTCGCGAGCCCATCGGCGCTGCGTAATAATTGGTTTGGTAAGGCCGGGGCTTTCTGAGCTACTCACTTCACCCTCCAGACGCGAACACCTAGAACACCGTCATCCGTCCACATACGCTGGGTGTATATAACTTCGTCACCCTGCCGGGCACTTCGCTTTTGATAGGTTTGTCTTGCCTGAGCAACGCGGTTGCCTATTTTCTTTTGTGTTTCTTCTTCATAGGTTGGACCAACAAAGAAGCTGTCGCCAATATCCATTTCTGCAAATGGATATTTTCGAATGGAAATATGCCAATCCGCAGGGATAGCTATCCCTGAATCAATTACGAAATCTTCGGCCATTTTTTTCCTCCTTCGGTTAGTAGCTTTATAAATAATAAAGCGTGATTAGTTCAGAGTAAAACCTCTTTTTATCTAAAAACTCCATATCAAAGTAACTAGTACGATGACAAGAATTCCTGCTAAAAAGAGTGGAAAGGACGGAGAGTTGCCCCCCCGCCCTCATTGATTAAACAAGCTTGATATACTTCTTATCGAGCGCAATTTGAACGTCCGATGCTCCACCGCGTATTTTTCTCGCGGCAGAAAGAAACTCGTTAAGCGCCATTCCATCCTTGAACAACGTGAAAATCTCGGCTCGCCGAGAACCCTCACGAACTGGGAGTTTAGTCCCAATCACTTTGATGATATTGCCATCAAAGTTATGACGGGTAACGGTTTTCTTAGCAGCTGGTTTAGGAACTGCCACCAAAGTTGCCTTTGGCTTTGCTTTCGCAGAAGTCCCAGGCACGGTGCTCTCCGAAGGAAGAGCTTTTGCTGTAGTTGCGACCATTCAGGCCCCCTTTCTGCTTACTTTCTACTAACGCTAATAATTATAAACGCCCCAAAAGGGGGGATAACCGCTAAGTTATCCCCCCGATAAATTAGGCCGCTTTCGCGTACTCAGTAGCTAGGTCGAGTGCCCGCCGTTTTGTAGCAGCATTCGGGCCGAGCCAGCTGGAATAAAGAGCACCGCCCTTTACTCTTTCGGACTCGCGTTTTGTATGGTCCATGTGATAGGTCACTCCATTGAGCGCGCCCCACCAAGTTCCCTTTGCCGATTTAAGTTCGGCTCCAGGCGACAACGCGATAGCGTCATGAACCTGTTCCGCTGTCCTATTGAACTCGTCAAGAATCGGAATATCATTAGCGATGTCGAAAGCCCGTTCAATAAGCAGCTGCGGTTGGAATAATTCAGCAATAAACTTCTGAACATCCAAGGGCTTCGCTTGTTGGTTACTGAGAAAGGTGGCTTGCTCTTGGAATTCAGCCATTTTAGTTTCACTGATCCCAAGGGCTTCTTCCGCTGCTTTCATAACATCTTCATCGAAAGTTTGAAGATGAAGTACGCGAAACCGCTTTCCCTCACTATTTAGTGCTAGAGCCATGGTATTGGCGCAAACCACCCGTATGGGCGTGAATAGGATTGTGAGGGCCTTCCCCGAAACATGCGGCGAGTTGATGAGCAGATAGCCCTCGATTCGGTCACCTCCGGGGAGTTCAAAGCTAAACTGAAGTTTTGCCAATCCCCAAATATCCTGGCCGTTCTTTAAAGAACCTGCCGTTTCCATCTTCATTTCACCATTGGAAACGAACTTTTTAAAGAACCTGAAGGTATCCGCATTTTGGAAAGGCACATAGTCTTCACCGCAAGCTGAAAGCACACTATTGTCGCTATCCCTTACGATGAAGTGATGCCCGGCTGCAGTGAGAAGACCAACATCTTCCCTCCAAGTTGGGGCATCAATGGTATAAGCGGGGCGCTTAGAAACGGTCCAGTTTAAACCGGCCACTTCTAGCATTTCTTCAGGGGTCATGGTATCTTCTACCCTGACTCCTAGACCGTGCCAAGGAACTTCCCCGGCGTAGGCCATGGTTTCTACTGCTGCTGCCATAGATTTCTCCTTTCTGGCTATAGTAATTTCTAACAGTTACTATTATAAACCGTTTATAGGTGGGGTAAAGTTCTCTTTACTCAGGAACCTCGATTCTTTCAAGACCGTTGAAGAATTCAAGGTCCATATCAATGAGGGCTCTATCTCCATGGGCGTTTAATATTACCTCACAACGAATATGTTCTCCAACTTCTTCTCCAGCGGCATGATGATGTGGTAATATGATTGTGATTGGGAATTTCGTGTTATCATCAACTTCATCTAAGTAACTTTGAAGTGGTTTTGGTTCAAGGGCGCGGTTGTAGCCTATTTCAATGGCCCAATTATTTGCGTTGATCAATTGATTTTTCGTGAGGACTGGTATCACTTCCATGCCATTCTCCTAGGGTTATATATCTACCTACTATTAGGCCCTATATTATAAGGGCCCAGTAAAAAGAGAAAAGCGTGGGTTTATCCCTTACTTCTGGGTCTTCTCAACCTTTTTCTCTTTTGGCTTTACGGCTTTCTCATAGTAAATTATAAGCTGTTTCTGCTGCTGGAGAAATCGCTTTAACTCGGCCATGTTAAGTGCTAACGTCTCGTAGTCTCTCACACTTATGGCATAAAATAGAAAATCGCCGTTTTCTTTTTCAAACCGCTTCTTGAACTCTTCGAAAGTGTCTTCCGTGACCACATAAAAATATATGTCGTTCAGAGTGACCGGGCGCGGACGCTTTTGAATAGGGATCTTTCGCTCGACCTCAACCGTCCGTATCTCCAGCGGAATTATGTCCTTAAATGTGCTGCAAGCACTAATTGGCAGCAGGAGTAGCAGGGGCGACAGCACCAGATATCGCCTCCAGCGACCTAAACAGTTTCTTTGTGCCATCATTGATCTTCTTCTCCACGAGACGCGGCTTTTTCAGACTTAGCTTTGCCAGATTATGCTTCCGAAGTTTGTTGATGAGAACGTCCTTGTAGACGTTCGCCTTGTCCAGATTGGTTTGAAGCTCAAGGTTAAGCTCTTCGAACTTCTCACGATCCTCGATCATCGCGTCAATCGTATCGTCCTGGAGCTTCTTGGCAGTTTCCAGCTTGGCGGTATTCTCCGTCAAGATGCGAATCCGCTCCTGACTGTCCTTATAGTAGTAATAGCCGCCATAGACGGAGCCGCCTACAAGGCCAAGGACTATGACCAACAGATATATTTTGAGCATTTATTTACCTTTAGACATGTAAGCCGTCATGCCCATGAAGGCTCCAACAACCGAAGCCATTCCTATGTAGAATAATCCAAATAAATCAGCCAGTGCTTTAATTCGAGTGTCTGGAAATATGGGCAAGAACACAAAAATAGTAAAGACCAGCATTGATATTATCGCAACCCAGGCCATGCGACGCTGAGCGTCGGCCTTTTCGTGTTTTGACAGGGCC